AGAGACAGACATCATTCGTTGACAAAGATGGTGTGACTCGTAAGAAGTTTACATTTTTCAACATGGATAACTCGAAACCTCGTAAATCAAAGAAAAGATCTGAGTACACAAAAGATGGTACAACAAGGTCAAAATACTACTTGGGGCAGGAAAAGAAATGAAGTGTTGGTCATGTAACTCCGAATTGATTTGGGGTGGTGATCACGACGGAGAGGACTACGGTAACGAAGAATATGATATCGTTACCAATCTTTCCTGTCCAAACTGTGATGCCTTCGTACTGGTGTATCATTCACCAACTGATAAACATTATGATATCAAACGTAAAATCGGTCAAACATAAACATGTATTGTCGTATTCGACTTCAAGAAACTAACTATCAGGAATATCATAACTATCGTATTCTTGATAGTTCTTGTTTTAATCGCTGTCTGGAAATCTACCGACAATACGTAACTCATAAGAACTTCAAGGATATCGTACCAATCTTTGTTGAGGAATTTGAATTACCACATTCTGATGTGATTGGATACTATGATGGTAATGATCTTGTTGCATTTACTCTTGCATATCGTTTCAAGAGTGTAAATAGCGTATGGGCAGATCAATTTGCATGGGATTATAAGAACAAGAAGTTAGGTCTTGGTCACGTTGCAAATCGAAGTGAGTGTGCATTATATAAGAAATTAGGTTTTGACTATTATTATTTGGGAGAAGAAGCAGAATATAAGAAAAAACTTGACGGATACGAAATTTCTAACTTTTTTGAAACATGGCAAAACTAATCGGAAACCTACCGACACGAAAGGTATGGGTAAGAAAAGAATATCTCACTGACTTTCAATCAGGTCACGGTGAGTACGTTGAAGGTATATGGGTATGTGCAAAGTCAATACAGGGTCGTGCCTTTTACTTTGAAACATATCTACCTGAGTATGGTGCAATGTATGATAAACTTCCAATCTCTGCATTCCTATCAAGACCAGAGAAACCAGATCCTGATATGGACTTAGTGAACCTACAGTTCTGGAATTGTATGGATTATGACTTTACAGTCATTGTCAAGCAATTCGTCGCTCCAATGGAATGGGAGTGTCGTACAAGGCACTTTGGTAACGTCAAAGGACAATATGTTTGTACTCTTGATAACTATCATGGTGATTTCGATCAGATTGATGCTTCGACAAGTGAGATGCCTGACGAACATAAGTCATTTAATCTAATTGAACTCCGAAATGGGCAGTATGCACTCTATCCAAACAACCGTTGTCGCATCTATGATACCTCAATGACACCTGATCCTGTCAAAACACCTGACTTTAAGGTCTCTACACGCATCTTTGAGGTCGAGAATGACGTAAACTGGGGTCGATTGGGTGATTGTGATGATTACTTCTGGACTACACCTGATGAGAGAGGAAAAGAATAAGTATATTTTAGAGTGGATTCGCAAATTATCAGAAATTCGACCAGAATTAGGTAATTTTGCGATTTGTCCTTATGCATCAACCGCTAATTTTATCATTTTAGAGGAAAAATTACGAAAAATTCGTCCAAGAGTGGGTTGGGATGTCGTAATTTACGTTGTTGAGGACGATCATGACGAAGATTTTCTTTATTCAATGGTAGATGACTATAATCGAACATATAAAAAGTATAAATTCATTGCAGATCACCGAAAATCTAACACAAAAATCAATGGAGTGCCTACAAGTAACGGAAAATACAATTTAGTGCTCTGTCAATCACGAAAAGAACTGACTGAAGCACGTACGAAACTCGCAAAAACTGATTATTATAAGTGTTGGGATAAAAAATACCTTGAAGATGTGCTCGAAGACGATCTTCCTGTAGTTAATATTCACATTCAACCAGAATTAGATTGAAAATTTACACTAAATATAGAAAAAAAGGTTAAAATGGAGTTTCAACACGATTTTTTAGATAATCTTGCAAACCATCAGTACCAAAAACTGCTGCGAGAGGTGACAAATGACGATAAGATTCCAAAGAAAACCGACAAAGTTGATAAAACGCTTATAGATATAAGTAAGGATACTACAATTTCGGATGTCAACCTATACGACTAAAGTTTCTCGTGCATTTAAAGACATAAGTTTGTCATTTAAAAGGCATCCAGTTACAAATGATGTAACTGTTTTGAGAAATGAAGACGCAATTAAGAAATCTGTCATTAATCTCACTCGAACAAGGATTAATGAGAGGTTTTTTAATGAGTTGTTAGGTACATCAATCATCGACAACCTCTTTGAGAACATGGATTCTGGTCTTGAAACAGCGTTAGAGGAGGAAATCGGCACATTATTAAAAAATTATGAACCTCGAATTGAATTAAATAGTGTATATGTAGAAGCAAATCAAGATTCTAATGCTTTGAACGTTCAAGTTGATTATAAAATTGTTGGATTACCAGTTCCAACTCAAGTTATAGAGTTCTTATTACAACCGACAAGGGTATAATGGCATTTAATCAGTTTACAAACTTAGATTTTCAAGATTTACGTACTCAAATTAAGGATTATTTGAGATCAAACTCAAATTTTACTGATTTTGACTTTGAAGGTTCAAACTTTTCCGTATTAATTGACAATTTAGCGTATAATTCTTACATTACTGCTTATAATACGAATATGGCAATCAATGAGGCATTCATTGATAGTGCAACCGTAAGAGAAAATATTGTATCGTTAGCAAGAAATATCGGATATGTACCTAGATCAAAAAGAGCAGCAGTTGCAAAGATAAGTTTTACAGTTGATGTCTCATCCCTTGCAGCAAGATTCGTTACATTGAATCCAGGAGTTGTTGCATTAGGTAATATTGAAAATGGATCTTTTACATTCTCAATACCAGATAAAGTTGTATCGACTCCTGCAAGCAATGGAATTGCATCATTTGAAAATATAGAAATATATGAGGGCAATTACCTTACAAAAGAATTTAATGTTGTTAGTTCGCAGTTAGATGCAAAATATATTTTACCAAATACAGATATAGATACCACAACGATTCGAGTTTCAGTAACAGATGGCACTACTGGAACAGTTGAGGTATATAATGCATATGAAAATATATTCCAAGTTAACTCAGAATCTAGATTATTCCTTATACAGGAGGTTTCCGATGAAAAGTATCAAATTCTCTTCGGTGATGGAGTTCTCGGTAAAAAACCACCAAATGGTAGCACTATTAAAGTTTCTTATATTGTTACTAATGGCACAGATGGTAACGGTGCATCTAACTTTAATTTCGCAGGGAGTTTAACCTATCCAAGTAGGAATGGGGATGCATTAACTGACACACCAATTACAAGTAATATATCCCTTCTAACAGTTCCACAAGCGTCTGAGAGTGGCGATAATATTGAACCTGTAGATAATGTCAAATATCTCGCTCCAAGGGTATATGCGTCTCAATATCGAGCAGTTACTGCAAATGATTACACTAGTTTAGTTCCATCAGTTTATCCTAATATAGATTCTGTGACTGCATATGGTGGTGAAGAATTAGATCCTCCACAATATGGTAAAGTATTCATAACTATCAAACCTAAGACTGGAGAGGTATTGTCAACTACTGCCAAAGCAGCTATCAAAGCAGGGTTAAAACAGTACACAGTTGCTGGAATTGAACAAGAGTTTGTTGATTTGAAATTTTTATATGTTGAATATGATACCACTGTATCTTATGATCCTGGACTTATTACAACCAAAGAGGATTTATCTTCTCGTATTTTTAAATCAGTTGAAGCATATTCTAAATCATCAGACATTAACTCATTTGGAGGTAGACTTAAGTATAGTAAATTATTATCTACAATCGATAAAGTTGATACTGCGATTACTTCAAATATAACTGTTCTTAAAATGAGAAGAGATTTGAAACCTGCATTTGGACAACTTGCAAACTATGAATTATGCTATTCAAATCAATTTCATGCAGATTTAGAAGGATTTAATATCAGATCAACATCATTTAAACTTGAGGGAGTTGATGGTGATATATTTTTAACAGATTTACCAAATTCTGATGGATTAACTGGTGTAATTAGATTTTTCACTCTTATTGATGATTCTCCTAATTTTATTAATAATAACGCAGGTACTGTTGATTATGTAAAAGGTGAAATTATTTTATCTGCTATCAACATTTCATCCACAAGTGCCTCAAACAAAATAGAAATTGAAGTAATACCAGAGTCAAATGATATTATCGCAAAACAGAACCTTTATATTGTGCTAGATACTACTAGTGGAAGCAGATTAACTCTTTTAGAAGATTTGATATCTTCGGGTTCAGATAAATCAGGTTCATCATACAGACCACCTTCAAGTTTCGTTAATAGTAAAAGGTTTACCAGATAGAAATGGCAGATACAAAAATAAAAATCTCTCATATTCTGGATAGTCAAATTCCAGACTTTATTCAGGAAGACAATCCATTATTTAAACAATTTTTAAATCAATATTATATTTCACAAGAACGTGAATATGGAAATATTGATCTTGCAGAGAATATTACTGATAACAAGAACATCTCTAATTTTATTGATCTGAATATTGTTGGTTTTCAAGCATTATCACCAGTAACTCTAACTGAAGAAATTTTATCTTTTGATGATATCATTAATGTTAATAATACACTTGGTTTTCCAGACAGTTATGGACTTTTAAAAATTGATAATGAAATTATCACATACACTGCGAAGACTGAAACATCATTTATTGGTTGTGTTCGTGGATTTAGTGCAATAAGTGCGTTAGAAAAAAATGGAAATCCAGAATTTTTAACTTTTAGTACAACAGAGGCAGATGACCATAATCAAAATGCTACAGTTTCAAATTTAAGTCATATATTTTTGCTAAAATTTTACGAAAAATTTAAAGCAAATTATTTACCTGGTGTCGAAAAAAGAAATTTCATGACGGGTCTCTCAGTAGAGAATATTTTATCGAGAGCAAAGGATTTTTACACATCAAAAGGTACAGATACTGCACTTGACATTCTATTTCAAGTATTGTTTGGAAAAAAGGTAACAATTTTAAAACCTTTTGATAATACAATTACATCTTCTGATGCCGAATGGATTGTGGCAGATCAATTAATGGTCGAAGCACTTGAAGGTAATCCAATTAACTTAGAACAAACAATAATTTTTCAAGAATCGTTTATTTCACCCACCGCTTCGGGTGCAGTTAGTAACGTTGAAGAAATATTTTTAGGAAATAAGAGATATCATAGAATTTCCCTATCTAAAGGTTCTATTGAAGGAACTTTTAAGGTAAATAACAAAACTCAAGTCATTGGAACTGCATCTACAACATCAGTTGTAACAGTTGACTCTACAGTTGGATTTACTACAGAAAATGGTTTTCAATATTTGGATTCATCTGGTTCATATATCCCAGTAACGTATCAATCAAAGTCTGATAATCAATTTTTTGATACTGATGCTACTGTTTCATTATCTGAAGGAACTCCAATTATTGACAATATTTTTATTTTTGGATATGAAAATAATGACACTTCCAAAATATGCAAAATGCGTGTTATGGGATCAATATCTAATGTTTCTAATAATTTTGAAAAAACTAAATTTTTTAATGAAGGTGATGATATTAAATTAAAGTATCTTGGTGAAAAAATAGATACTAACAATAAAAAATTTAATACTTGGTTTTATAATAATGTTTCATTCTTAGAAATTGTACAACCAATAACTTTAACTAAAAGTATTACAACTTTAGATAAACATTTTCTAAATGTAGGGGATAAAATTGATATTTTAGATAGAGAAACAAAAAATATTGTACAATCTGATGTAGAAATTAGTTCTGTGACATCAGATACAGAATTTAGTTATGTTGGAACTGCTATTACTTCAAGCATGGGTGCTTTTAGCATTAAAAAAAGATTAAAATTTGCTTCACAAAGTCTTGGTCTTGGATTTTTAGTTTCTGATATTCAAAATACGTTCACAGATAAAGATGAAAACACTTATGTTTCATTTTCTGGATATCCTTCTGATAGTGCACTTCAATCTACAGATAGATCTCAAATATTTCAATCTAATAAAGTATCGGGAAATAAAATAAACATTCCAACACATGAATTTTTAAATGGTGAGAAAATACATTATGAATCACTATCGTCTAGTGGCACAATTAGTGGAATAACTACTGGAACTTATTTTGTAAAGGTAGTAGATCCAAATAACATACAACTAGCATTAAATGCTCAAAATTTATATTTAAATAATCTTATACAAATAACAGGAACACTTGCTAATGATGAACATAAAATTACACCATCAATTCCAGTTGGTAATATAGTAACAAAATTAGAAAATCAAAATAATTTTAGAAGAATTCTGAAAAATCCAAAAAATAATGAAATTAATCAAAATATTAGTGGACCAATTGGACTAAGTTTAAATGGAATTGAATATCATTCGCCAATATCCAATGATTCTGTATTTTATGGTCAAATTGATAATATTATA